GATTGACCAAAGCAAGCTAGTGCCACTCTTGGTCGCTACAATCAAAGAACTAGAGGCACGGATCATGGCCCTAGAAAACGCATAGTCAGAAAAGGAAAAAACATGACTGATACACTAACTACAGAAGAAATCGCACAACACTACACAGCAATGGGTCACTCCGTTGACTTGCTAAACGCTGGGCAACCAGAGGACATGGAAGATGCCGATTGGACTGACACTGTGTCACGCAACGTAGAGCATCTACAGCTAATGGTTGCAAAAGACTTCTGGACTACAGAAGACATGACTGCTGCTAATGCAGCTATTGCAGCTAATACATAATGTCTGAGGATAGCTGGCACCTAAGCAAGTCTGTACCGATTACACTGATCTTTGGCTTACTTGTTCAGGGAGCAGCTATTGTATGGACAGTGAGTATGATGATGTCTGACATTGAAGATAATAGAGATGACATCATGTCCTTACAACAACGCATGGCCCGTATAGAAACTTCGGTACATGAACAAGCAGTATCACTAGCACGTATAGACGAAAACATAAAAGCAATAAGATCATCAGTAGAAAAGATGGCAGACAGAAATGAATAAAAAGGTTTGCCATAATGATAGAAGTATTAGCTTTAGCAGGTGCAGTTACTAAGATAGCTGGTGCAGTTAGTTCTGCAGTTAAAGCTGGTAGTGATATAGCAGACTTACTGCCTCACTTTGGTAAGCTTGCTAAACTAGAAGCTGATATTAGTTTAGCAGAACAGGGTAGACACAAAGGTCCACTAGGTAGACTTACTTCATCTGAAGAAGAAGGCTTTGCAATTGCACAAGCCAAGATGAAACACAAAGAAGCACAGAACGAATTACGGGAAGTGTGTAGACTATACGGACCTCCGGGAATGTGGGATCTAGTTGTAAAAGAACAAGCTGCTGCTAGGGTCAGACAAAAAGAAGCATTAGAGGCACAAGCTAAAGCAAGAGACAGATTATTTTGGGGTTTATCTTTAACAGTAGGTGTGTTATTATTTTTAGGTGGTACAGGTGCAATGATCTGGGGTCTTAACGAAGTAGTAAATGGATAATAAATATGGCTAAACCAATAAAACCTACAAAACCAACTCAACCTGCTGCAGTAGCTAAACCTGAACAAGAGTTAGGAAATAATCCCGGTAATTGGAGTTGGGTGTGGAATGAATATTATAATGATCGTCCACATATGCAAGCCGCTGTTTGGAAAAATACAGTTACAGGAGAATTAAAAAAGACTCCCTTTCGTGATATTCGTAATGACAAAGGTCAGATCCAAAAAAACTTACTCCATAAAGAAGGTAATGAATTTGGTGCAAAGCTTAATGAACCTTACAAAGCTTGGAAATCTTTATCAGATAAATATAATACTTATAATAACTATGTTACAGCCTCTGAACAATATGAAAAAGATTTAGAAAAATACAATGAAGATGAAGTTACTTATCAAACAGAGTTAGCTGCTTATATTAAAGGCTTAGAAACAGCAGCTGAAAAAGCTAAAGCAGAAGAAGAAGCTAGATTAGAAGCGGAAGAAAAAGCTAGAATTGAAGCAGAAGAAAAGGCTAGAATTGAAGCAGAAGCGGAGGCTGAAAGACTTCGTTTAGAAGCCGAAGAAGCGGCCCAAGCAGAGGCTGAACGTCTTAGACTTGAAGAAGAGGCTAAACTAAAAGCAGAAGAAGAAGCTAAAGCAGAGGCTGAACGTCTTAGACTTGAAGAAGAAACACGTAAAACTGAAGAAGCTCGTAGGGCTAAAGAAGCTGAAGATGCTAGAATAGCTGCAGAAAAAGATAGACGTACTGCAGAAGCACAAAAAGTTGCTCAAGATAGAATAGAAGGTCGTAGACCAGAAACGTATACTCCTTACTCAGGTGAAGGTGCTTCTACTTATAACCCTCCCGGATATGAAGTTGGTGAAGCTGCCCCTTTATCTGGACCTACAAGTGATCCCTCAAGCACTGCAGATATACCTTCGCAAGTATTTTCCCCTCAATATATTCAAGGTGCTGTACCGCAAACGGTATCACTTCCTTCAGATACAACAACAGGAATGAGTCAAACAGTTATGTATTCAAATGAATTAGGACAACAAATACCTGTTACAGAAATTGATGGTAAAGCTGTAACATACGTACCACCGGGATACTCTAAGGCAAGTATGGCGCAGGGTGGATCAGTTGGTTATGCTGAAGGTGGTGATACTAATCTAGATGCTAAGTACCAATTAGCTACTAAATTTTTAGGTTACAAAGGACCAAAAACTATAGCTGGACTTACTGATTTTGCTAAAGCAAATCCCGGAGCAGGTGCTCGTATGGGTATGTATGAACAAGCTATGGCACAAGGTGGAATGGTTCGTGGTTTACGAGAGGGTGGTGATAATATTAGTTACACAGGTGGTGTAATCCCAATGTTTTCTTCAGCTTTAAAGCAAACGTTTCAACCTATGCAAGCTCCTGTATCTTACATTAGACCAACAGATGGTCAGTTTATATCTCCTTATGCAGGTCAGGTTTATGGTCAAGCACCAACTACTACTGCTGCAACAGTAGGGCAAGTATCTCAAGCTCAAGCACCAACATATGTTCCAGCTTCTACTTATCAGGCAGGTACAGTTAGTCCTTATGTCCAAGCACAAACTGCAGCTATGCCTAATGTATACGGAACAATTCAACCCGGAGCACAGATAGACCCAGCTCAACAAAACAAATCTGCAGTATCAGATCTTGAAGCTGCTCAAGGTGCAGCTTTTACTATGCAGAACCCTATGCAAAGGGAGTTGCAGGATGGAGAACTTATTAGTGGTGTAGCAGACGCTGCTAAGGCTGCTAAGTTTACTGAACAGATTGAGGCTGCTCAAGCTACCCCAAGTAAGCAAGCTACTGTACAAGGCCAATTAGAGGGTCTTATGCAACAGTTTGAAGGTGGTGATACACCTGCATGGGCTGCTGGTGCAATGCGTAATGCTATGGGTGCTATGGCTGCTCGTGGTTTAGGTGCTAGTAGCATTGCTGGTCAAGCTGTTGTGCAAGCTGCAATGGAATCTGCTTTACCTATTGCTCAAGCTGATGCACAAACAGTTGCATCTTTTGAAGCTCAGAACTTGTCAAACCGTCAACAACGTGCTATGCTTGCAGCACAACAACGTGCTCAGTTTATGGGTCAAGAGTTTGATCAAGCATTCCAAGCACGGGTACAAAACTCAGCACGTATTGGTGATATTGCTAATATGAACTTTACTGCAGAGCAAAACATAGCCCTTGAAAACTCTCGTGCAGTAAATACTATGCGCTTGTCAAACTTAAATAATCGTCAAGCTATGATAATGGCAGAAGCTGCTGCATTGTCGCAACTTGATATGGCTAATCTAAGTAATAGGCAACAGGCTGCAGTACAAAATGCTCAGAACTTCTTAGCAATGGATATGGCTAATCTTGATAGAAAACAACAATCTGCAATGTTTAGAACCCAACAAAATATTCAAGCTTTATTTACAGATCAAGCTGCTGAAAATGCTGCTGCTCAATTTAATGCAGCTAATGAAAATCAAACCAGACAATTCTTTTCATCTTTGTCTGCACAAACTTCACAGTTTAATGCCTCACAAACTAATGCAATTAGCCAGTTTAATGTAAACTCTATTAATGCTATTCGTGAGTTTAACTCTAATTTGCAACAACAACGTGACACATTTAATGCTACAAATAGTTTAGTGGTAGCTCAAGCTAATGCTCAATGGAGACAGAATATTGCAACCCTAAATACTGCTGCACAAAATGAAAGCAATAGGGAGTTTGCTGCTACTATTAATGCTATGACTTCTAAAAATATTGATGCTGTATGGCAACGTGAACGTGACTTAATGAGTTATAATTTTACTTCAGCTGAGTCAGCTAAAGACAGAGCTATGCAAATTCTTTTAGGTGAGCAAACACTAGAAGCATTAAAAGAAAAGATAGGTTACGCAGAAGATTCCGCAAAAACAGAATTTATTACTAGGTTTTTATTCGGTGACTTCGGTGATATATTTGGATAATAGGAAAAATAAATGAGTATGTATTCTAAATCTTACGCTGATATGTCTAAACTTATGGACAATCCAGAACTTTTACCTTCTTTATCTAGTGATAGAATACAAAAGTCTGGTTTAGCTGCAAGAAGAAATATGATTACTGAGGCCAGTTCTTTAGATATAGATGATCCTGCTTCAGGTTTAAATCCTGCACCAGAGTTAGCATCTAGATTTAAACAATATAAAAAATATAGTGAAGATGCTTCTACAGCTAGAGAAGCAATGATAGCTAAAATAAATAAACAAAAAAATCAAACTGAAAATACTTCTCAAGTAGAAAATGCTACATCTTCGTCTGACAGTTTAATGTCTAAACCAACTAAAGGTACAAATATTGTTGACTTTATTAAAGACCTAGAAGGCTTTAAAGAAAAAGCTTACTGGGATGTTAAGCAATATACTATTGGTTATGGAACTAAAGCTAAAAGTAAAAATGAAACTATATCAGAAGAAGAAGCTCTTGAACGTCTTAATAATGAATTAAAAATTGTTGAAAAAGATGTGAGAGAATTAGAAAAAGGTTATGATGAAAAGTTTACTGACTCGCAATTTAAAGCACTGATGTCTTTTAGATATAATGCAGGTAAAGGAAACTTAAATAAACTATCAGATAATGGGAATAGAGGTATTGATGAAATAGGTGACATGCTTCTTGAGTATGTATACGCTGGTAAAAATAAACTTCCCGGTTTAGTTAAAAGAAGACAAAAAGAATACGAACTATTTAATGAGGCTAACTAATGAGTATTATATTTGCAGCACCTATTCCCGGTCAATCGCTTACCACAGAACCTAAAGGTTTACCTTTTGAAAGACCACCTAAAATAGTTGATCCAATTGAAGCTTTAGATTTACATGTTGAAAACATAACTAAAACAGAATCACTAGAAGATGCTTTTTATTTTCTTGAGCAAGGTTTAACACTTACTGCTTTGGTTGAAGGTATTCTTAGGAGTGCTGTTATGGAAGGCTTACATAGTATAGATGTAAGTCTTATTATTGCACCAGTACTACATGAGTATATTAAGGGTTTAGCTCTTGAAGCTGATGTAGAGTTTGACGAAGGGTTTGATAACGCAGAAACTAAAAAGGCTCTAACCTACGAAAGAGATCGTTCTCGTGCTAGGGATATGTTAAATAAACTTCGTGAAGAAACCGGAGAGTTTCCTGAAAAGATTTCAGATGATGTTGTTTCAGAAGAAACTGAAGATAAAGAAACACCTACTATGGAAGAACCAAAAGCAGAGGTTGAGCAACCAGCCCCTCAAGGCTTAATGGCAAGGAGACAATAAATGGGATGGAGTTGGGCAGGTGCTTTAAGCGGCATTGATAAAGTGCAAGCTAAAAGGTTAAAAGAAAAAGAACTAGAAAGTGAACGTGAGAAAAGTTTGCTAGGTTTATATCTTGCTAAATTAGAAAAACAAGCAGCAACTAAAACTGGTGATAAGTATACCACTGCTGCACAAGCATCATTAAGATTACAAAAAAGAATTAGTGGTGCGGATCTTGCGGAAGAAGACTTAGCTTTTTTTAATAATATTATTGAAGACCCATTTGCTGCAGAGGAAGTATTAAATTTTATAGACTCGCAAGCAACTGAATATGGTATGAGGGTTCAATTATCTGATATACCTTCTATGATAAATGTAATACAATCTCCAGCATCTACAGAAGATAAAATAGACTACATGAGTTTAATTACTGGTGCAGACCTTTCTGATAGTAGTAAGTATTATGAAATAGCCCAACAATTAAGTAGCATAACTACTGCTCCGGGTCGTACAATTATTACTGATGTAAAACCTAGTACAAGAGTTTCTTCTAAACTTGAAGAAGATCGTAATGAATTAATGTTAGGTATTATTGGCGGTCAACTTGTTGGTAGAGCTAAAGCTTTTGTTAGAACTAATGAGGCTGATAGTCAAAATCCTCAAGTTAGAAAAATACAAAATGCAATTAATTTAATTGAAAGTGGTAATAAAGAATCTATTCAAGTTGGTAGAGAAATACTAATGGAAGAGTATTTAACTCCTGAAAACTTTATGACAGATTTTGTAGAAAACTTTCCAAATCAATTTAAAGGCTGGGAAAATAACTACTTTTTACCTCCGTCTTTAAAGGCAGTACCTAGCCCAACGACAAGCAACAGAGTTTTAACTGAAGAAGATATTGCTAATAGCCCCAACCTACAAAATTTAGGGGCGCAAGCAGGAGATCAAATTATAAACGGAGTTTTACATGACGCAAACGGAAATCCAAAATAATGATCCCTTTGCAAACGTAACACTATCTCCTATTCAAGAAGATACTTTTGCAGATATAACATCAAGTGTTTCGGTTGAACCTGTGCTACCAGAATCTGGTACGTACACTCAAGATGATATAGCAGAAAATGATTATGCCTACTCTATTGTAGAAGGTTATATGCGTGACAGATATGGTGATGAATCTATAGAGGATCAAACTAGGGAATCTGTTGTTGATAGTTTTTTAAATAATCGTAGAGGTGTTGTATCAGGAAACTCCGTAAGGGGTTTAGCTGAAATGGACTACATTAATGATATAAAAGATGATGCAAATAAAAAAGCTAGGGCTGCTAAAGCATACCAGTTGTATGAAAATATGGCTGGTATTTTTAGTAAAGAAACATCTCTCTCTGAAAAAGCTGAAGGACTAATGGACTTTAGTAGAAGTGTAGTACTTGATCCAATAAACCTTGTTGGTGGTTTAATTGGTAAAGCTGTTGCTGGTGGATCTCTTCGTGTAGGAACTAAGGGAGCACAAAGAGTTGCTCTTGAGGCAATGAAAAAAGAAGGTACAAAAGAAACTGCTAAAAAAGTAGGTACTAAAGTATTTACTGACGGGGTAAAAGCTGCTCGTGCTGGATCTAAAACTAAGATAGCTGCATATTCACAAAATGTATTAGGTAAGACTGCTGCACAAAGACTAGCTACTAAAGCAGCTATTACAGAAATAGGTGTTGTAACTAGTGTTGATGCTATGGTCGGTTCTGGTATGGAATATTTGTATCAAGAGGGTATGGTAGATGTAGAAGCACAAGAAGATATTAGCTACTTATCAGTAGGTATTGCTGCACTTGGTGGTATTCTTCTTGGTGGATTGCAAGCAGGATTAGTTGCTAGAAGGGGTGTGTCAGATACAGCATTACCTAGTGAGATAATACCTGAACCAAAAACTGAAGGTTTTGTTTCTGAAGTATCTGAAACTATTGGTGCGTATGTAAATCAAGACAAAGTTAATGTTGGTAGAGATTGGAAAACAAAATTAAAAGGTGGTGCAGTATTATCTAAAGATAGTAAAGATTTTGGTGTAGAGTTTGTACAAAACTTATTGTTTGGTCATGCTGATGAAGAAGGTAATGTTATCTTAAAAGGTATGACTCAAGTTGCATATGAACGTGGATTCGTATGGGCTAAACGATTTGAAGATGATAAGTTTAGCAACTGGATGGCAGATTTAATTTCTGAGGTAAGTGATAAAGAAGCCCAAGGACTATTACGTTCTATAGAAAAAGCAACTGGTAATAAAATTAAGGTTAAAGGTGAAGATGGAAAAGTAATACCTAGATCTAAAGTTACTGGTCGTGATATTGGTGATATATTTGCATACAAAATGTCAGAAGCTGGTACTGCTTTAGGTGCAGCAGGTAACTCAGCTAGACAACTAGGTATGTCTATTAGTGATAAACAACTTAAAGATTTGTATGACTCTGCTTTAGATGGTGGGTTTGTAAAAGATACTAAAAAGAAACCTAAAGAACCTAGTAAGTTTATGGAGGGTACTGCTAAAACTCAAAATAGATTAATTCGATTACTTGTTTCGCATCCATCTACCAGTGCATTAAATGTAATTGGTTGGGGTGCAAACTCTGCGTTACAAAGTGCATCAGATATGTCTGTTGCATTAATATATGCTGGTAAAGGTACGTTACAAAAGCTTATAGGGATGACAGAAGAAGGTGCTAATACACAACGAATAGCCAAAGCACTTATTGAATCCAATGCTCAAAGAGTAAGGTTTCTATTAGATGCTGATATGACTTACACTGCTTTTGAATCAGTACTTCAAAGAAACTCCGAGGCATTAGAAAAACTAAACAGTGTACTTCCCGGTGGTGTAGAAAATACTAATCAACTTTTAACTGGTGGTAAATTTACCCCAGATCAAAAACTTGTTGGATTAGCTATTGATGAAAAAATTGACCTAATTCAAAAGCTATCTTTAGTGCAAGCACAAGATGCATTTACTAAGTCACAAGAGTTTTTATTTCAGATGGATAAGAAACTTAGGATTGCTACAGGTAAAGGTTGGAATGATTTTTATCGGTCAGAAAACATTGGAGAAATGACACTTCAAAAATTTATGGCATCAAAAGAATATCGTGATATAGAAACCAGTGCTGTTGATGATACAATAGAAGCTATATTTTCTAAGTCTTACAAGTCTAATGATGGCATAGGTAAACTTGCCGGTATGTTAGAGGATGCTAGAAACATGCCCGGTCTTGGTATGATGGTTCCTTTTGGAAGATTCTTTAATAACACTATAGGTTTTTTAGGTAAAAATACTACAGGTGTAAACGTTATTTTAAAAGCTGCAGGTAAGTATGAAGACATGTCTTACGAAGAAGCTATATCTAGATCGTTAGTTAGTGCTGGTATTGTTTACACATTAGCACAGCAAGAAGTAGAAAATGTAAAGCAAGGTTTGCCTATGTATGCGGCTAAAGACCCTTTAACAGGTGAAGTCTTTAGTCAGCAATATGACTTCCCTGTTTCAGCATACAAAGGTGCAGCAAGAATAATGGCACTTAGTTTGATGGGTGAAGATCAACAAGCAATAAAAGCATTTGGTCAATTTTCTCAGGACTTTGGTCTCTCAGGTTTATTAAGAAACTTAGATAAAACACAACGTGATACACTGGAAGCTATTAAATTTATGGCTGACCCTGAAAGAAGAGATGTAGTTAAGGGTATGGAAATAGTTGGCACTACATTAGCAACTCAATATGTTAACCCACTAATAAGACCTTTAGAACCACTCAATGTTTTAGCTGGGGTTGCACGAGGCGAAGATGCTGCACCAATTGACAGAGTTCAGAATAACAAATTAGTTAATAATGCTTTTCGTTACATAGATAATATTATTCCTTTGTTTACAGGTAAACCACTAGCAGAACCAAGAGAGACTGCAGCAGGTGGTACAGCTGATATACAATCAACAAAGATACTAGGTGCTAGAGTTATCAGACTTACTGATGCACAGCGTGTAATGAATAGCATAGGTCTTAGAGACTTTGACTTAAACACTGCTAAGAAGATAAGAGATCAAGCACCAAAAGCAGCTAATGCTTTAAATGGCATTGTGTTTGATATTATAGAAGCTGAGTCTAGTCTACTATTAGAAAGTAGTTGGTTTAATAAATTAACCCAGCAACAAAAACTAGATCATTGGAATAAAGATGTTGTGCCAAGAGCAAAAGACTTAGCTAAAACATTTTTAAGAATGCAATACTCTGGTCCTGATGAAGTAATTTCACTGCAATACGACATAACATCTAAGTATCCTAAAAAGGGTATTCAAAAAGCAGTAAAAGAATTAGGCTTAGATAATGTCGAAGAGCTAGAGCAAAACGAGTTGTTTATTTTACAACAATATTTAAATACTGAGCAGTCGTTAAGGGATCTATCCCGATTCCAAAAGATGACACAATAAATAAGGGGGCTTACGCCCCCTTTAATTATTCTGAATCATCGTCTAGCATATAGTCTGCCCAATCATATGCTTCACGTTTTATGTCTGCCCTGTGTGCATGACCTGAAGATCTAGACAACAATGCCGCTAACGCTTGACCAGCCATAAACCTACGTGCAGTTAGTGGCTTAGTCTTGATTGGCGGTTTTCTTTTTTGTTGCTTATATTTTTTAGCTTCCTCTTCTAGCTTTAAGTTTTTGCTCATTTAATTTCACCTTCTCAAGGTTATAGAAGTATGCTTTATTAAAGCCCATCTCCCAATCCCTGTTTTGTTTTGTATTTTTAGAGTAGGGGTTACCCAACCTACCAGTTTTAAAAGCTCTCATACCTTCATCATATGGTTTCATTTATGAATCTCCTTCATAGTTTCCAACATTTTTCGTAAGTACCATTCAGCTTTTTCTATGTCCTCAATAGGGTTACCTTTATATCCATGTCGATGTTGATATTTAATTAGGTTGCCATGACAGTAACCTTTGAACTCCTCTGGTGTTAACACTTGTTTAATGTAATCAATACACTCAACTCCATCACCTAACTTATAATGCGCTGGATTGTTTACCGGATCATAACTCATTTGATTTCCACTAGCTCTGCTTCTGTGTAAGGGATATGATAAAATGTTTCATGCTCTGGCATTCTATAGTTTGGACCTTTCGGTTTTTGAATGCAAGCATCTGTCATTTGAGTACCATTAATTTTCCATGCTTTATTATAACTCCTATTAAATACAAAGAAATTCAAGTTGTCTAAATTATCTTTATACTTTTCTACTAGTCTTCGTTTACGTCCGGGTATTCTAACTTCTGCCCAATGAGTAGGCCAATCACCATTCCATTGTGCTTTACGTTCAGCTTCATGGTAATGTGTTACACCGTCTTTTTCTGACTTAACATCTGCATAGTAATCCTCAGTGGAGCTAAGGATTGTATGTCCTTCAGCTTCTAAGTATTTAATAAGTGCTTCTTTAGATGGGGTGTCTACTTTATCATAAACATTTTTTCTAAACGGTCTTACATATACATCCATGATGTACTCCTTTGTAGTGAGATTTGAATTATATACTCTCTGGTATTTGAAAGCAATAGGTATTTGCAGTCGCATCTGGTGATGGTTTAGTACGCACTAATCGTTCTCGCATTGTAGTTGCAACTTGATTACAAGTCTTCCAATCGGGGAACAATGAATGGAATGCTTGAACTTTCATTTCGCCTTGAAAAGTCATAATGAGTACTAAAACATACATGTGATTCTCCTTTATGTTAGATCTACTATTTCACAAACATCACCAGTACATGCCATAGTTTGCATTGCTACAGTGTTGTCTTCATTTTCGTATGATGCAAGCTTAGTCCAATCAATAGTTTCTGGCATACAGGATAACAAAGTTTTGTAATCATGCTTACCTATTTCTTGATAGGGTGCTTGTTGGTATGTGTGTTCGTTGTAAGGCAAGAAAGATACACCTGACATTTCATCAAAGTATTTGTAAACAAATGCACCTACTTCAAACCATTCATCCTTCTTAACATTGATTGTAACACTTGGCTTATGCTCACACCATGATCGTTGATAGGTCAGCCACATCTCTAATTGCTCAATAGCAGTCATGTCTGATGTAACGACAGAACCTTTAGGAGATTGAATAGGGAAGCTAAATACTGTTGTTTGATCTGGCTTCATCACACAAGGCTCACTAGGTATTCTCTGATCAATCATAAACTGTGTTAACGGATCTTTATTATCACCACGCACAGTACGGATATAATAGGGGCTATGGCGAGCATGTATGCCACTGGCACTATCCACCAGTTGTGATACCGTGCCCGATGGTTTGCAACATGTAATTGCAGTAGCAACAGGTATATTAAGACGATCAGCCCATTCAGCATTAGTAGATACACAAATCCTACGAAGATGTTCAAGAGTATCCTCCAGTCCTTTATTCTTCTTGGTCATAAGGGGATTATCCATTATCCCTGTGAGTGACACACCAAGCAGTCGTTCTTCTTCTGTATTTCTAGACCACACCTTTCGCAAGTAAGGGAACTTAGTGTATGTGGATTGGATAGTTCCCAGAATTGTTGCCAGACGGACTTTTCGTTCAAGATCGTCAACACTGTCTGTAGCACGAACAACAACCTCTGTAAGATTACAGAACTGATATGGACGCAAGATGATTTCACTGCAAGGATTAGTTCCAAACTCAAAGTCTGCATTACGCCTACCATTCTTAGCAGCCTGTACCTTACTTGCTTGACGATTGAATACACCACGTTCTCCACTCCCTGACTCCACTAATGCCATCCACTCTCGCATGAATGATACAGCATCTGGTTTTTCTGTATAACTAACACTGTTATTAGCTAAGGCACGTTGTGGATCATTTTCCCACCATGCACCTGACTTAGCGTGACGCATACGATCATCACTAAGGTTACTCAAAGAGATCATAGCTGACCTACGTACTCCACCTACAACTACTACCTCACCAATCTTACACATAATGTCATGACACTCAATGCTAGATAGCTTACGTCCTTGTGAAGATTTAAAGGTATTAATTACAAAGTTAAACAGATCCACCAAAGGTGCAGGGCCAGATGCTCTACCACCAAACGTCTTTAGTTTAGCGCCAGCAGGTCGAACTTTAGACACATCCCATTTGGGTATTTCACCACTGTAAAGGAGTGCAATTAATTGTCGAAGACCCTTAG